TTTGAGAAATGTTACACTGTCAGGTGAACTTGATGCCGCTACAGGTGACTTCTCTGGAAATGTTGATGTAGATGGTACACTAGAAGCAGATGCAATCACAGTTAATGGCACTGCTTTAGCAGATGTAATTGCAGGAACCACAGTAAACCTTGCAACACTAGCGACAACTGTTACTATCACAGACAACGAATCAACCAATGAAAACAATCCTCTTATTTTTGCGGCCGGTGGAGACTTAGACGGTGGTAATCTTGGATTAGAGTCTGATGGTACATGCACATACAATCCAAGCACAGGCAAAATAACTGCTACAGGATTTGTAGGGTCATTAACAGGAACGGCATCTGCCGCTCAATACTCTGACTTGGCAGAACGTTATCATGCTGATGCTGTGATGGAAAAGGGTGACATTGTTGAGATAGGTGGCACTAATGAAATCACTAAAACTACACAAGAAATAAGTCCAGATGTGTTTGGCGTAATATCTCATGAAGATCAAGCGGCATTTAAAATGAATGATGGACATCCAGATAATACTCACCCACTAGTGGCATTGACTGGTAGAGCAGATGTTAAAGTGATAGGGCCAATTAGCAAAGGCGACAGACTTGTTACATCATCTACTTCAGGTATTGCACGTAAGGCACTGATGTCAGAATGCACAGCATTCACAGTAATTGGTAGAGCACTGCAAGATAAAACAACAGAAGATGTTGGAATTGTTTTGTGTTATGTGAATGCTAAATCTTAAACTATTAAGTCTAAAATAGTTTGTAACTTTGTTTCAATTTGTTTATTTTGTAAAGTTTTTTTCACACCTTGATGTAACGGCAACGGCCAAACATTTACACTCACCCAAGCATAGCCACTGTGTTCTGCATTTAATTTTGGCACGAATTCTTGATCAACTACACAAACAAATGTATGAAACTTAAAACGAGTATCTTTAGAAACAAATAATTCTAAAGGAATAGTTTTTGATATAGTGGGTTGAAAACCAATTTCTTCTACTATTTCTCTTTGTAAACCTTGCCACGGAGATTCTGTGTCGTGCGTGGATCCGCCAACCATGCCCCAAGTGCCTTTTTGTTTTTGTTGTCTGTTTAAAAATAAAAATCGTTTTGTAGACTTGGCATAGAATAAACAGCCCGACGCAGTAATTTCACTCATATAATATTTTATGCTTTAAAATGTGATGGACCAAGTTCCTGGCTCGTAAAACCCTTCGTATGATTTGATCCATATGGAACCAGTCCATTTGTACTGTATACCAGTTGTAATGTTGGTAACGTATTGGACTTTGGTAAACGAACTATCACCACCAGTCATGCCTTGTGTGCTATCAACCAGTGTGGACGAATCTAACAGACCAGTACCTAGTTGTGTAGAATCATCTGAGTTTGCATTAAAGTCTACAATCCATTTTGATCCAACTTTCTCTACAATATCATTTGCTTGAGCAACAAGGGTTCCCCATGGAGTAGTTTTATTTGCTGTATCAGTAAGTCTATCGCCAATATCGTCAGTTAACAAATAACGTGTGCCTGCAGGCGCATTAGTTGGATCAAATCGTGTTGGATTAATTACAGCATCTACGGCATTTATTGTGTTTGTAGGTGTAGTATCTTCATCGATGGTTATTAACATTGTAAATTCATCCTGCGGGTCAAGAGCAATAGTGCCGGTAACGTCAACAATGATATCGTCACCATTGAGTGTAGTGGCTGATTGTTGCAGTTGTATGGTGGATAATCCGCCTCTAAATTCTTTTGAGTACAATGCTTCAAGCGCCAACCAATTTGTTTTATTACCGTACTGTGTGTCTGATGCAAACACTTGATTATCACGATTGTCTGTGTGTGACGTTTTACTACCCATTTGGCCTAGCAGTGTAACTCTGTTGCCTAACACAAGTAACGCATATTGACCAGGTGTTACATACTGCCTAGAAATTAGATTTGCATCACCTAGTATACCATCAACGTCAACAATACCAGCATCTTCATCATAAATGCTCATAATAATCTTTTCTATCACACCAAGTTTTTTTAACTTAGCAGGAGGTGACAGCCATATAGGTGTTCTAAACGTTAACGATGCAACATCGATTTCGTCGGCAATACCTTGTGGAATTGCTCTAGAAGAAAAGTCTATATTTGTTAATTCTACAAAACTTAATGAAGTCCAATCAAGATAATTGTCTGTGGTTTGTAGTTCTAATGCAGGGTTGAACAGTACTAGTATTTGTTCTAGTATTTGTAATTTTTGATCAGTGTTCGTAGTAAAAATGTCTGCTCTAAATGTTAATTCAAACGGTGTAGGCATAATTCTTTCAATGGTGTGTGCTTGGCCTGGTTCACCAGTGTACTCTCCAGTTGAAGGATCGATTGCTCTCTCTCTAACATGTTTCTTATCTACATGATATGGATTTTGTATTCTTTCTCTATCATATCGTAAGTCTGTAATATATGCCGAAACTTGCGGAGCAGGAATAAGTGTATTCTCAGATCCTTTGCGGATGATAGCCGCAACTTGTTTGCTCATGTCGCCATACTTCACAGGCACTTGTAAAGTTTCTGCAACGCCTTTAGAATTTTTTCCAGTAATGTATGTGAAGTTACTCATCATACGTATGAATTGTAAAATGTATCTTCTTATTTGAGCATCGTAAAAATGTTGCATCTTAATTATCCGCTTGTGGTTTCAACAGTTTGCTTAATGCAACACGTTCTGAAGTTGTTGAAGAACCATCTTCGAGTGTTGTTGTATTTGTGTTGTTAATAAACCCAGTTTTTTGAGTGTCACGTGTATTGTTCTGCGTCATTGTCATTCTTACATTATCTTCCATTTTCACAAATCTTCTCCCGTCATATCTAAACAATCTGTTTGGTGAATAATCTGTACGTAAGAAGAACATACCTTCGATTGGATTACTTGGAAACCCTGTACCAAATGTAAATGTTTCACCATTAGCAGGAATACCATCACCGGTTAAGTATCCTTCGATAAACCCATTAGTTGCTGGCGAGTCGTAAACTTTATCAACGCTGATGTGGCCAGTATCAGCCAACATGTCGTCATCAACAGTGACTAGTGCAACTTTGCCTTCTTCGTCTGTAGGCATAACATGTAATGGTCGAGTGTTGTATCCTGATGTAGGTGCATCAGTTTCTGCTTGTGTTACTACTGCATCATTAATTTCTAATTCTTTGTCTCTTGTTTTCTGATCAGTGTTTTCATCTTTGTCACCAAGTATGTCTCTAAATTCTTGTGAGTCAGTGATACCTTTTACTCTAACTCTGTATAAATGTGGCCACCATGTTCTTGAATATCCCTCTGATGCTTTACTGACATCTTCTACAACATAATATCTTTTAAGTGTTTCTGTATCGGTTTCATCTAGTGAATAATCGTCTTTTAAATGTGGCAACTCAATAACATCGCCTGACATAATTTTTCTACCTAGTGCGTCTATAATGTCTTTGATATGAAATGTCATGAACAGTTGATCGTTTTGTAAAAACAAACCAAATTGTGATAGATCAAAGTCTATGTCTGATACATTGTATATTACCCTTGTGTGATATACATCAGGATCATATTTGCGATCTCTATTTTCTAAGAACAACATATCCTGAATTGCTAGTTCATTTAACCCATCACCTGATCTTTGCGGTTGTGTAGCATCCTCAGATGAGCCTTGATCGTTGGGTGAAATGTATTTGTGGATATAAGCATCGGTACCACCTATCTGAAACATCTCAGATATGTTGCGATCTATAAACGCATAATCATTACCTTTTTCTGGTTTGAATAGTGATAGTCTAGGCATATAACATATTTACCGTCCTTATCAATACGTCTATAAATAGTAGTATGGCAGACACAGCACTATCCGAAGCAACAAACAACCAGATCAATGCGGCCAAGCAAGAAATCTATGATTATGTTAAGATACGTTTAGGTGATGGCATGGTTGAGGTTGAACTTGATCCTAGACATTTAGAAAACGCATTTATTACTGCGGTGGATAAATTTAGACAGCGATCATCAAATTCAACAGAAGAATCATATGGTTTCTTAGAACTGCAAAAAGATCAAAACGAATACACACTACCGGCAGAAGTAATTCATGTCAGTAAGATATACAGACGAACAGTTGGTGGTGCTTCATCATCAGAAGGTGGATCATCATTTGATCCATTTGAATTGGCATACACTAACATATATTTGTTACAAACTGGTAGAATTGGTGGACTGGCAACGTATGATATGTTTGCTGGATATCAAGAATTGGTTGCTAGAATGTTTGGTGGATTCATTAACTTTAAGTATGATCAACCCACAAGACGATTAACCATATTTAGAAGACAACGTGCTAATGAAACAGTATTAATTGAACAATACAATCACAGACCAGACTTTGTGTTACTGACTGACATATATGCAAAACCTTGGATAAGAGATTACACACTTGCTATTGCTAAGTTTACACTAGGTGAGGCTCGTTCTAAATTTACAACCATTGCTGGACCACAAGGTGGTGGACAACTTAATGGTGATTCGTTAAAAGCAGAAGCACAAAATGAAATGCAGATGCTTGATCAACAAATAGGCAACTATCAAGAAGGCGGCACGCCAACTTCATTCATAATAGGCTAATTGACACACAACACATATTATTGTATAATGTGTGTATGATTATAGGTGTGTGCGGTTTAATAGGTTCGGGTAAAGACACAATCGCAGAACATCTTATTAAAGACCATAAGTTTCACAAGACATCATTTGCAGACAAACTAAAAGACGCAGTTGGATCTATGTTTGATTGGGATCGCGATATGCTAGAAGGCAAGACAGAACCTAGTAGACAGTGGCGAGAACAATCAGATTCTTTTTGGACTGCTGAAGCAGGGTTTGAAGTATCACCAAGATATTTGTTACAACGATTTGGCACAGAATGTATGCGTGAAGGATTTTTTGATGGCATATGGGTAAGCCTAACAAAGAAAAAAATACTAGACAATCCTGATATAAACTGGGTTGTGCCTGATGTAAGATTTCCAAATGAAATTAAAATGATTAAAAGTATTGGCGGACACATTTGGAGAATACAACGTGGCGATGATCCAGACTGGGTACATGATTACGTAGAAGGCAATGTAGAACCAAATGGTGTACATCCTTCCGAATGGCGTTGGTTAAATGAACCATATGACGCTCTCATTAAAAATAACGATACTATAAGTTCTTTACAAGAAGATGTAGATAGTTTGTTAGGCCTTTAAGCGTCTGCTACTAGCTCACCTTGACGCCAACCTTGTTTCTTCACATGTAATAATCTATTACAATTAGCACACACAGTTTTTAAGTTACTGCCATTGTTGTTGCTCATATTGCCGTCCACATAATGTACATCAAGTTGATAAGGATGTCTTGCATTGAATCCACACACCTCACAACTGCTGTTTTTTGTGTAGCCTGAACGTTGCCATGCTGGTGTTGAGATGGTAGATGAATTAGATTTTCTTATGCATGAATCACATTTTCTTCTATAGTAAATTTTATCTCCACGACGATAATTGTACGCCGCAGGCTTACTATTGCATTCTTGACACAGTGGTCTTGTTTGTTTTTTATCATTAAACACGCATATATTTATGTATACCTTTTTGGTGCTCTTTATAAATGGCAAAATCGGTGTATATAAATCAGTGCTCTCTCATAAATATTCATAACGAAAGAATTATTAGGAGTAATAAAAAAATGGCATTAATATCACCAGGAGTACAGGTATCCGTAGTAGACGAAAGTTTTTACGTACCAGGAGTACCAGGAGCAGTACCACTAGTTGTAGTAGCAACTGCACAAGACAAAACATCAGGAACAGGTAGTGGCACAGCCGCTGGCACACTGAGCACTAACGCAAACGAAATATTTTTAGTATCGTCACAAAGAGAATTGACTCAAACATTTGGCGATCCTACTTTTTACACAGACGCATCAGGAACACCTATACAGGGTTATGAACTGAATGAATATGGCCTCCAAGCGGCTTACTCCTTTCTTGGAATTGCCAATAGAGCGTTTGTAGTAAGAGCAAACATTAATACTTCAGAACTAACCGGATCAGCAGATGCACCTGGTGGCACACCTAATGATGGTTTTTACTGGTTCGATTTAGCAAACACAAATTTTGGAATCAAAGAATGGAATGAAGCAACTCAAACATTCACAAGCAAAACGCCAATCTTTATCACATCAACTGATGTGGTGACTGGTTCACCTGCGGCACCGATTGCGGCTAAAGGGTCAATTGGTGATTATGCGATTGTGGCAACCAACCCATTCAACAGATTGTTTTACAAAACAAAATCAAACACTTGGGTAAGAGTTGGTTCAGCTGATTCGGCAACACAAGATGCTTCATGGTCTTCTTCACATCCAACAGTTCAAGGAACACTAACAAATCCGGTTATAACAAACGCAGAGTCAGTTACAATTAACGGTTCAACTGTGGCAACACTAGGTACTACTGTGGCAACATTTGCGGCAGCTATCAACAGTGCAAGCGTCACAGGTGTTAAGGCGGCGGCTGTTAACGGAAAACTAGAAATTTATGCAATCCCAGAAGCTTCTGGGTCTGATTCATCTGCAACATCAATAGCGGCAATTACATTAGCAGAGGCTTCGGGTACTCCATTCGCAGATGCTGGAATAACAGTAGGTATATTCTATGTGCCTAAAGTATTCATTGGAACACACACAGAAGATCATGGATTTAGATCAGGAGATACTAGATCAAGACCAAGTGGATCACTTTGGATTCAACAAACAGCACCAAACAGCGGAGCAAATATTTCACTTAAGAAATATTCAGAAACTGCTGGTGTGTTTGAGTCAGTAAATGCTCCTGTGCATAAAACACAAGAACAAGCATTACAACAACTTGACAAAGCAGGTGGTGGATTAAATCTAACTACTAATGATGTGTTTGTACAAGTGAACACCGGTGAAGCAGAATGGGACGACTCAACCAGAGTGGGGAACAGCGGTGAATTAATTGACTATGTTGTATTCAGAAGATCAGCAGGTGTTGGTTCATCAACTAACATTGTTTCAAAAAAAATTACTACAAAGTCAGCGGCGGGATTCACTGCAGGTGATACAATTAGAATGGCAGAGACAGTGCTTAACCCATCAACTACAAACACTGCTTCCAATTTTCTTAATCAAGCAACAGTAACACTTACGGGTACTGATGCAGATGATTTTGTCACAGCGATAGCGGCGGCAAACTTTAATCACATTGAAGCAGAATACAATGCAACATCAAAAAGAATTACACTGAGACACAAACTAGGTGGAAACATTTACTTCTCAGATGATGATGGAGCGGCAATGGATGACCTAGGTTTTGGCACAACAAGTGGCCTAGCAAACACATACGGTGACAACACTAGTTTGTCAGCAGAAAAAATTGCTAACTTGTACACAGCACCAACAGGTGACAAAGATGATTATTCAACTGTACAACTTGGTGATGGATCTAGTTTAGATGAAGCAGAAAGAACGTTTGCATTTATGGCATCCAACTGGGTTCCAGTACAAAATGTACCAGAATCAGGAACTACCTACACAGCGATTCAAAGTGTTGCAACACCTACAAAAGATCCGGCTAATGAACAACTTTGGTACAACACAACTGTTGAT